AAGAATTTGCAAGAATATGCCACCAAATCATTAAAATAGGTGACTCTGTACGTCCCGGTAAAGGAATAGAGTATTTAAATATCATGCGAAACAAGAAAAAGAGTCCAGCTTCATACATGATAGGAGTCCATGAATACTGTAAAGTAATCGGCAATGATTCTAAAGTAACAAAAGATAGAGTTTTAAATTGGATGTTAAATGTAGGTACTGCTCACAGGATAAAGGCTCTTATATCGTTAAAATGTCCTGCTCATTTACTTAAAATTGGTATTAACTCAGGTAGACCAATTAGAGGTACTTGGGAAATTACAGCAGGATAATTTTAATTGACATTAATTATTTGCTATAATATACTTGCGTTGTTTACAATGTCAACTATAATAAAGGCGACTATGAAACTTAAAGAACAATGCAAGCAATTTAAAGTACAATTAAGTAAGATAGCAATTGAGTTGGGTTACTCTAGACAATATGTATATATGGTTGTTGATGGTAATCGTCAAAATAACAAAATTATAACTGCGGTTTACCTAGCTTTAGAAGCAAGAAAAAGTGAACTGCGTAAACTCATCGGATAATCCGAGAAAGGGTAATATGAATAAAAGTAATAACTTTGCAGTAAATGATCTGGAACGTAGAAAACAAGGTATTGGAGGTTCAGATGCAGGTACAGCAATAGGTGTCAATCCGTGGAAGACTCCATTCCAACTATACTTAGAAAAGACAGGTGAAACAATTCCAGAAGATATATCTCACAAACCAGCAGTTAAAAGGGGAGTTAGATTAGAACCTGAAATAATAAAATGGGTAGCAGAAGACTTAAATATAACTATCAGAAAAGACAATACAACACACATATCTGATAAATACCCCTTCTTATTCTGTCACAATGACGGAACTATAGTAGGCAAGAAAAGAGTAGCTGAGATAAAAGCTCCTTCTCTCCATATGCGTGAGTTTTGGGGTGAAGAAGGTACTGATTCAATACCTCAGTATTACTTAGCACAAGGTGTACATGCATTGGCAATTCAGCCAGAAATGGAAGGAGTAGATTACTTCGCATATTTTGACCCCAACATATTGCATTTCAAATTAGAGCGTAAACAGTCTCTTATAGATGCATATATAAATAAAGTCTCTAGATTTTGGGGGCATGTAGTAGAGAAAATCCCACCTAATCCCCAAGATGAAAATGATCTCATCTATAAATACTTCAAGAAAAACAACAAGTATAAACAAGCTAGTCCTCAAATGGATATTCTAGTAAAGGATTTGATACAGATAAAGGCTGATAAAAAAGCCTTGGATGCTGAAGAAAAGGAAGTAAAGTTCCAAATCAAAAGCTTTATTGGTTTTAATGATGGTATTGAACTTAATGATGGCAAAAAAGTCACATTAAGCAGAGTAAAGTTGTTAGCTTTTCAAGAAGCATATTTAGAAAAAAGCTCTCCTAAACTTTATGAACAGTTCTGTACTGTATTTGATACTAAGAATTTTAAGAAACAATACCCTGAAGAATATGCAGAAAATTGTTTCTCAAAAGAATCAACTAGATTAATCTTACCAAGGTATTAACTCTCAAGCAGTTTAAGGGTAAAGGCCGTGATTGAGTTCCTATGGTTTCTCGGACAGATGGCAATGCATCGTCTTTCAATCAGACATACGGTTAAATCAATAAATGGTGCCATTGAAGACTGCCGCACAAAATATATGCGGCAAATACCTTACGATGCCCTTAAATTGCATTCTTTTTTAAAATTAAACATATAAGGACAAAATGACTACAGAAATAACCACATATAATAACATCACTCCAGATCAAGTAAATTTAATTAAAAGCCAAATTGCAGTAGGTGCAACAGATAACGAATTAAAGTTATTCCTTCATGTTGCAGACAAATCAGGCTTAGACCCACTTTCCAGACAGATATATTTCATCAAGCGTAGTGGCAAGATGACTATTCAAACTGGTATAGATGGTTTTAGAGCAGTTGCAGACAGAACTGGTCAGTATATTGGTAGTAGTGATGCTGTATTTGAAGAAATAAGTAACAAACCAGTTCAAGCTACTGTCACAGTAAACAAAGTAGTACAAGGTGTTATAGGCAACTTTACTGCTACAGCTAGATGGTCAGAATACTATCCCGGTAAGTCTCAAGGTTTCATGTGGGATAAAATGCCTCATACAATGTTAGGTAAATGTGCTGAAGCATTAGCACTTAGAAAAGCCTTTCCTGCACAGTTATCAGGTTTATATACTGGTGACGAAATGGATCAGGCTGGTAAAGAAGGTATTCCTAATCAAAGTAAAAATATTAATCCAAAAGGAGGTACTAAGCAATTAGAAGAATCTTTAAAAGAAGAACCTACTAATCAGAGTATAGTTCTTGATATACCTGATAAAGTAGTTTCAGCAGATGAAAGTGATGCGGCATATATAAAAGCTGAAAAGCAACTAGATGAAGCATTTTCTTTCTGTTCTGACAAAGATATACATGATAGGATCATAAATAATCTTAGTGATGCTAAATTTGAGGATACAGAAGAAATAAATGAAGTTCTTAATAACTTTGCAACTTCTCATCCTAATAACAAAGCTAAATTCCAAGATGTAGCTAGAGCTAATACTAAGGAATGGCAAGATAGTATGAGTAAAGAAGCATATGCTCAATTATATGCATGGATGAGTACACTTAATAGTTACTTTACTGTTAAGGAGGTTGCATGAAGAAATTTCTAGATGAGTTACCAAATTGGATTGATCCTGTAGTTTGGGAACAATATCAAATACATAGGAAAACCATCAAGAAACCTATGAGTGACTATGCAGAATATCTCTGTGTTAAAAAATTAGAAAAAGCTAAAGATGATGGTCACGATCCAAATGAACTTATAAACACTACAATAGAGAAAGGATGGCAAGGTATAGTTATACCAGACAAACCTGCTGGTCACTCTAAACTAGCTAGAGATAGAGGTGGTTGGGGATTAAACCCTGACTACCAGATTGAACAAGCAACCGAAGAATTCTTGAAAGGTAAAAATGTCACAATCAATTGAAGACACCATTCATCCACAAGTTAAAATATTTGTTACAATGCTTTGTGAAGGATTCAACGTGCCTAATTCAGTTACTAAGATGCAAGCATTTGATGAAAAACTAAAGCATCCACATACTCCAGCACTTAGAGAAACATACAATATCTTCACAGATGGAAGAGCATCTACTAATAAGATGCCAACCATTGCAGAAGTAATGGAAGTTTATAAAGGTGTAGTTAAAAGAATGACTATGACTTCAGAACAAACATTACTTGAATCACAACCTAAACATATTGACTATGCCAAAAGCAAAGAGTTTTTCAGTAAGCTCAAAAAGATGGTTGCTGGCGAAATACCTAAATACAGTCATTCAATAGATCGTAATACTGTTGATTGGCAGAATGGGTATAAGTTTACACTTAGCAGGAACGAAAAGGGGCAAGATTTCGTATATTACCATAATCACCCCATTAATGATCGTTCTTAAACTCTCAGATCGCTCTCTGCTGAAAGAAAGCTAGGCTTCTCATGGATGAGTACCTTTTTCTGAGGCCGTATTTTAGTAGAGAGCTTTATAACTATAACGAGGTATTATGGAAAAATACCCTAACGGTGATTGGCGTAAATATAAAATGGCAAGGCTTAATAAGAAACGATTCTGTATAGAATGCAAATCTGAAATAAATAACTCAGACCGCAAAATACAGAAACGTACTAAGTTCTGCTCAGAAGATTGTGCCGATGACTATAAATGGAATAGAAAGGAAATAACATGTTCTTAGAAACATCAGTTATAACCATAGACGTTGCTCCTTGTTCAAAACCTAGAATGACAAAAAGAGATCGTTGGGCTAAAAGGCCATCTGTACTTAAGTTTTTTGCCTTTAGAGATGCAATAAAGCAAAGTAAGTATTGGAAGCCGCATAATCTACTCTCTTTAGAATCATTTGATATTGAATTTCATATTCCAATGCCTAAGTCATGGAGCAAAAAGAAAAAGTCTCTACACAATGGCGCACCCCATAAACAACGTCCTGATCTAGACAACTATATTAAGGCGTGGTGTGACTCAGTATTTGAAGAAGATTCTGTTGTGTGGAGATTTAAAGCATCTAAACGATGGACTGACCAAAAAGGTCACATCAAATTATCAACACTTTAACATGAGGTATAAACACTTTGCTTGGTGGAAAGTAAATCTTTATAAAAAAAGAACACATGAAGAAGATAAAGCAATATTGCGTAAAGAAATAGATGTCGCAACAGTTGAATATTTAAAAAAGAATAAGATAACGTATCTTCCAAATAGCCCTAATATCAAAGGTTACTCTGTAAAAGTTAAAGATTTACGAGAAATCAGCGATACTGAGGAATTTTATTACTTGGAAGAAGAAAATGAAGATAACCTCTATTAGGAGATAATATGGATATAGTAATTGCATCCGGCTGGCTAACTGCCGACCCTGAACATGGCCCTACAAGCAAAGGTCAATATTGTAACTTTACAATGGGTGTTCTTGAATATAAGTTCAAAGATAGTAAAAGAAAAGGCTTATTTCTTCCAATGGTTTGTTATGATGACACAGCAGAAAGAGTTAAAAAAACCTGTGTAAAAGGTTCCTTTATAACTCTAACTAATGCTCGTCATATAATGGATGAATGGGAAAAAGAAGGTCAAAAACGACAGATGCTCAAAATACAAATATATGGTTTTGAAGTATCTAGGTTTGGTACAGGTAAAGAGGATGATCAAGGAAGAACTTTAAAAGATGCTTTTGATGATCTCCCCTTTGATAATTAAAAACTCATGTTTTCTTACACTATTAATGCAGTGATGTTCACCTCTGTACTGACATAAAAGTTAAACAATGAGTTTATTGGGTAAGCTGGTGAAGACTAAGTAGCCAGCTTATTTAATATGACCACATAGTAGGTCTAGGATGACTATCTTCAGAGAGTGTATCTATATGTATAAATCGTTTTGCATGTAATCCTCTCTGCGATATTCCAACTCCACTTATACCATGCTTCCTTGCTATATCTACAAACCTTAATGCATCTGCTCCAGCAATGACAATATCTGCCGCCTTCCCACCGCTAGTTCTTGGAACATGTGGCCCTGTAGAACCTGTTGAAGACACATTAGAATTATGTTTTACACAGCGTACTCCACTACTGATTTTAAGAGGTCTGTTCATATCTTCTCTTATATTCTGTAATATGTCCATAAAGTCCATATCCATAGAATCCTCACCGCATCCGCAATGACACATCATTTCATCCACAGAAAAGTTTTTTGTAATCATCATAGCTATTCCTCCAAGTATAAGCCCATTGAATTGTCGTCTAGTTCCAACCCACATGGGTATAGTAAATCGAACTTACTTGTCCGACTTGCCCAATGATTCTTTTAGAAGTTTGACGAGTTTATCATCTACATCACTATCTGTCTTCTTCGCCAAAGTTTCTAATAATAAAATAATGACTTTTTCAATTACGCCAGAATTACCTAACATACTAAAAGCCATGCTTTTTACTACTCCTGCAATAATAAACGGCATCTAATAATCCTTTTTAGGTTTACTTGTTAATATAGAACTTCCCTCTGAAGAATCTTCTTCTTTTTTCTTTTTCTTTTTAGATGGACGACCTACTTGATCTCCATATGTTCCTTCACCTTGTGGCATTTTAACACTCCTTATTTCTATATGGTGTATTTGGCTCAACACATTGCCAGATTGAGTATTCACTAGGATAAGTATCTACCCAATGGCCTAACCTACTATTACTAACAACACTACATCCTGATAATACTAAAATCAATATTAAAATTTTCATTCTTTGGCAGTCAGTATTTTTAAATCCCCACTATTTTGATTTACTTGGAATTTAATAACCTTAACATCTCCACTAAGCTCTGAAACTGTCACCAGTAGCCATGTAATTGAAGCTACTACCAAACTACCTAAAACTAATAAAATGTTGTTGACGGTCATAGAGTCACTTTTATCAATGATTTTTTTGAAACCCATTACCTACATAAATTCTAATATTTGTAACGTCACTTTCTAATTTCTCAATATCGTCCCACAAATCCGCTGATTCTTGTTGTGAATGTATAATAGCCTGTTCGTTTTTTAATGCTTTATTCTCTAAATCAAGAAGCATTGTAAACAACCAACCTACAGTTCCAAGTAATGCGGCAACAGCAATCGGAGTAAATGTTTTTACTAAACTGTGATCAATCACAGACTGTAAATTACCGTTTGCCACTTTTTCTTGTTTGCTTTGCACGTTCAAAATCCTCTAATTTAAGGCTTCTTTTAAGTTTAGATTTTTTCGTTTGTTTTCTTGATTGCCTGTGTAATTCTTTTAAACGATCAGCTTCTTCTGTTTCTTTCTTCCACTTATCTATAATATAATGATCATCTTTATCAGGTTCAAAATCAAAAAACATATCTTTAAACTTACTAATTAAGCCCATATATCACTTTCCTTTCTTTAATTTATATCTTCCCTTGCTTGCTTCCATCTCTTCTTCATGTTCATGATCTTTCTTCTCACGAAACCAATAATCGGTACTTTTAGCAAGAACTGCCACATATGCTCCACAGAGGATATTAACCAAGTCACGGCTTGATTCTTTAACTTCCGAATAGAACAGTAAATAGAGTAAAACCAAGAACGTAATTGCGTTGGCAATTGAAATGACAAATCGTGCCCAAAAGTTAAGAAGTTTCCTGTTTTCAAGTGGACTCCCTGCACCTCCAAGTAAAGTGTGATTCACTCGTTTCATTCATTCAGATTTGCCACTTATAAATCCTGCAATAATTCCTACAGTTCCAGTTAAAGCTGATTGTAAAAGACCATGAGTTGATTCACTCACCTCTTTACCTTCTGCTAATGCTATATAACTCTCCATGCCTACTATACATATCAGTATTATAATTAAACCTGATGCTAATAATAAAACTATTTTAGATTTCATGGTTTAGTGGGCCATGTAATGTTATCTACATCGGCTTGTGAAGGTACATCCCTGAGTGCTTGTCTATATGTTTTCATATTAGTTGCTAGCGTAGAATCTTTAAGTGCTAGGTAGTCAGTCTGACTAAGCCTACTGTTTCTGTCTCTACGAACTGCAATCCACTTGTCTGCCAATAAACGAGCATCCTTTGCAGTATCATCACCTGAGAAGTGAGTCTGGATTGTTATGTCTTCTCCATCCATGTCCTGACCTGTGACTGCACTTACTTTGGAATCTGACCACTTGATGTTGTAGACTAATGCTTCATCTGGTGAACGATTACTATTAACATAATCACCAAGCTGAGATAATCTTGCAAATACATCCTCATCAGTACATTCAACAATGGTGTATCCTGTTTCTCCAGAGTAATCTACTACAGGTGGATCACCAGAAGTAACAGAATCTAACCAAGTCCAGTATTCACTATCTGTAGCAATTCCTTTTACAGCTTTCCTACATTCCCATTCTACCTCATGGATCGATTGTATTACGTTTGATTTATGTGAGATATATTTTATCATCTTAATTTAATTATCGAAAATTGTGAATGTTGTGTGTTTGTATCACTCCAATGACCACCCTTTACCTGAATATAATCACCTCTTTTAAGATGTACTGGAAATTCATTCCTTATTCTAAAATAACTATGGTCTGGTGAATAGCTTGTATATGAAGAAGTACAAGCAGTACCATTTATTTCTAGAAAAGATTGCTCTTTGACTCCTTTACCTAAAATTGTCGCATACGAAACGACATATTCTCCACTAATCAAACATATTACTCTATCAAAAGCCATTACAAAACTATCTTTGATAAAATGATCATGGTGATTTGTTTTTCCTCTATTCAGTTTCCATTGTACCGCAACATTCGTATCAATATGCGCTCCTTGAGAACCATTAAGATTCAATACTGTTTGACCAATATAACTCACATCCCTAGTCACCTCATCCCATGTCTTACCATCTGGAGTAACCACCAAATTAGTCTGCTCCATATTACGATCACCTCCGACTAGCTCCCTTAAAAAACTTGTCTGAAAGGTCTGGTAGTGGGATGATGTGTGGATATGAGATGCTATTTCTGATCCTGTGACAGAGAAATTCTTGTTTGCTAAAGATAAACCCTTCCAAACATGACTTCCTATAGTGCCAGAAGTATTAATTCCACTTATATATCCGCCCCATGCCGCTGTACTAGAACGAGTTAATCCAGAAGATATGGTTGAACCATCTATTGATATAACTCCAGCTAATCTATCTGAAGGTTGATACCCACGATAAACCACTTCTTTTCCAAAATAAGGTAATTGTAGATAACCAGTAGCATTATCAGCAAGAGTTGATGTACCTTCAACATTTAAGCCCGGAAATGCTGTACTATTAATGTTTACACCACTTAATGCACTTGGAGCATTATAGAAATGATCCCTTGAACAATTTACTGACCTTACACCTTTACTAATGTATTGCCCTCCTTCTGCACCTACCGCAACAAAGTCTGCCATCAGCATATAGTCTGCAATGACTACAGCATCATCGGGAATTGGAGGCATTTTGGGTTGGTGGAAAGTTGCTTCATTTATAGCTAAATAATGTAATGCTGTTGATCCTATTGCAATTCCATCTACTGTCCAATCAGTAGTAGATGATGTAGAAGCATTTGCAAATAATTTTAGTATATGTGTGCCATAAGGAAGATTTTGTGCAATACAGTAAGTTCCTGCCGCACTAAATTGAGTTGATTTAATTGTAATTCCTGTCCCAATAAATGTTAAATAGTGATAATCTGATGCTCCTGATCTACTTAAATCTAAACTAGATTGTTCAGGGTCTTCAGAACTTAATGAAGTTAATCCATCATCCATTACATAAGCTCTTCCAGTAGTATCAGAACCATTTAACGTTGAGTAATCACGATAACTGTTATTACCATTAGCCGAACCATTTCCAAACTCCCTCCAATGGAATGTCTTTGCAACTTCTGCTTGTGAGTGGTCTATTGCTTGATCTGTAAATGTTGGTAAGTATTGAGTATTAGCTACTGCCGCACTTGTGGTTCCTCCTGAATCATCACCTTTTTCGTTGGAAGCAGTTGAGGATATATTACGAGCATTCGGAGGCATCATGTTGACTGATGTTTTAATCGTACCATCACTAGCAATCCACTTGACTACCCTTCCACCATTGTAAGGTTTATAGTAATTCGTTGAAACCCATGCCGCTAAACCTAAAGAAGTTGCAGTATCAATGTTGGTACTAGAACCTGTTCCTATAGGCCATGCAGTACCATTATGTGCGCCAGATGCCCATGCTGTTGAACCATCAGTCTTAAATGCAAATGGGTTGTAGTGTTTTGTCTCTGCAACGGTGAACTTCTTTCCGTATGAAACTACATTCTGTGAGGGTATCTGTATCTTGGATTTGTTTGCAGTTGATGTTCTATCTTGGGCTATTAGTTCGATGCCGTAAATCCTTAAATAATCAGTTCCTCCACTTGTTATTTTAAATTTTAATGTGTTAATTGCTGGTGTAGTTCCTAAAGAAGTAGAAATAGTAGACCCACCATTAATTAATGAAGCTGGATCAACATATCTGGATGATAATGGAGTACTTACAGTAGTTCTGCCACCAATAGTTGTATTAGTTTGTGATACTGTGCCATTAACTGAAACTTCTATAGCATCGGCACAATTATTCATTGTCATAACTAAAAAGTTAATATCATTATAGTAACCAGTTATCTCAAAAAAATTATTCGATGCATCTGGTACTAACTCAATACCATTTCCATAGTTTGTATTAGCGACTGTTTGTTTAGATGCTACATCAACTGAACGTAACCACTCTCTGCCATCAATAGAATAAACATTACTTCCATGAGTTGCAGTCTCTTGTTCTAGCAGTTGCAATGACTTAAACTTATGCCTCTGACTCCCAAAGTGTGCGCCAATTCTAGGGTCTTTGATAGGCTTGGAACCTTTGATGTCTGTGTAGTAATAACTTCTAGTATCAGACTGTGCAGTTCCGTATGCACCAGAATTTCTCCCTGTTGGTGCAGAGTGAATTAAAAGACCTACATTGCCAGCAGTTGAGTTTGCGACTATATTAGTTCCTGCACTCCATGTGGTTGTTAATGCAGATGTTGGTGCAGTAAAGTTACCAGTATATACTGCCAAACCTTTTGTAATTCGTAATTCATCTAAGTAAAATTCACCAAATTGAATATAAGAACCAGATAATATTCTACATCCTATAGATATGGCAGAAGTACCATCAGTGCTGGAAGAATAATTAACAGAATCTGAAAAAGTATAAAGACTTGTTCCATTTTTATAACAAGTCATTGTACCACTTGCTTTTACAAATGCTACATGATACCAATTATCTACAGCAAAATCTGAAGTAGAGGGAGATAAATGATCTCCTCCTGCGGCCCAATTCAGTTTCCCTGACTCAAATCGTAAATAAAATGTAGAATCCGTACCACTATTTTTTCTTGATATAATATTTTCAGTTCCTATAACACCAGATGGTCTTACCCAAAACTCTACTGTAAAATCACCAGTACCCCAATCCCAATCAGTATTATGAGCAATTTCTAAACGATCATCTACTCCATTAAACCTCATAGAAGTATTTTGCATTTTTGTTGCGTGAGGAGTATGTCTTACAGAACCTCCAAAAGCATTAATTGTTAATGTATCTGGTGAGGAGTCAATAAATTTATAGGCAGAAGAATGATCACTAAGATAACCTTCCCATGCAGGATACAGCACATTTGGGATTATGTGTGGCTTCCCTAATGCTAGTGCTTCTCCAGAGACAGTAATTGTCTGACCTGTACCAGATGTTGCAATACCATTGCTCCCTGCAACTGTAAGAGACTGAGTGTCTAAATCAACTGCA